GCCCAACGCACGAAGATCGCAGTATGGGTCTGCTTATTGTGGTTTTTGTGGGTTCCGGTATTATTGTTGGCGGGGGTATTGACATGACGTTAGATCATCTGGTCGAGCATCTGACTGATCCGTCCACCGTCCGCGGCATGATCTGGACGTTGGGCGCAATCGTCGCGCTCTCGATGATCGGCCGGGGTGAGACGAAGGCCGCGCTGGAGGTCCTGACGCAGACGGCCTTGGCAGTCGGCGCCGTCGGGCTCATGACGAGGGACCATCCGAAACGATCGGAGCCCGAGGCGCTACCTCCTCCGGATGTCGACGATGGGAAATGAACGTCGAGATTGCGACGTAAATTGGGACGGGCTAGAACGTCGGCGTGAGCCGAGCTCCCACGAGGTCTATCGGTATATCGATCAAAAAATGGCGGAGCCAGGTGGTCTGAAAATAAAGACCTTCTCCGACGTTAACGCAGCGCTGAGTATTGCGGTAGTTATGCTAGGAGGTATTGCGTGGGGATTAAAGCTTGAATCCAGAATAGACGCTGCGACTAAAGAGATAATCGACATTCGAACTATGATATCAAGGGGTATTCTACCAGTCGCCGAAGAACGGCTTGTGAGCCTGACGGCGCGACTCGATCGGCGCGAGCAAGAAGCGGAACGGGCGCTTATACTTATTCGCGAAGTGGAAAAAGAATGCCGAGAAAAGTTGAAGAAGTGAGCACCGACCATATTCAATTCCTTCCCGTCGATACGCTGGTCCCGTATGCGCGCAACGCGCGCACCCATTCGCCCGAGCAGGTCGCGCAGATCGCCGGCAGCATTCGCGAATTTGGCTTTACGAATCCCGTACTGATCGACGCCAGCCACAACATCATCGCCGGACATGGGCGCGTGCTCGGGGCGCGTCAGCTGGGAATGGATGCAGTCCCCACCCTCACGGTCGGGCCCGACTGGAGCGACGCCAAGAAACGCGCGTATTTGTTGGCCGACAACAAACTTGCGCTGAATGCCGGGTGGGACTTCGACCTGCTGCGCGGCGAACTCCAAGACCTCGACACCGGGGAAATCGATCTGAGCCTGACGGGGTTTTCGTCGGAAGAGCTTGAGCAGATGCTGACGTGGGCGCCCGAGAACGAAGGGCTCACCGATCCGGACGAGGTGCCCGAGCTTGCCGAAGAAGCCATCACCCAACCGGGCGACGTGTGGCTCCTGGGCCGGCACCGGCTGATGTGCGGGGATAGTACCGTCGCAACGTCAGTGGAGACGCTTCTGTCGGGCGTGAAGCCGCACTTGATGGTCACGGACCCGCCCTATGGGGTGGAGTATGACCCGGAATGGCGATCTGCAGTGAACAACGACGGGCCAGAGTCGAGGCGGGCAACCGGCAAAGTGCTCAACGATGACCGAGCCGACTGGCGGGATGCTTGGGCACTCTTCCCCGGAGACGTGGCCTATGTGTGGCACGCAGGTGTCTTCTCGCCTGCCGTCGCTGAATCGCTTGTCGCCTGCGCCTTCGAGATGCGAGCGCTGATCGTGTGGGCGAAAAGCAAGCACACGTTCGGGCGCGGGCATTACCACCACATGCACGAACCATGCTGGTACGCCGTGCGCAAAGCCGGGACAGGTCACTGGTCTGGCGACCGCAAGCAGACCACGCTGTGGCAGATTGACACCAATCGCTCTAACGACACCGGGCACAGCACCCAAAAGCCCGTCGAGTGCATGAAGCGCCCCATTGAGAACAACAGCAATCCCGGCCAGGCGGTGTATGAGCCTTTCTCGGGATCGGGAACAACCATTATCGCGGGGGAAATGACCGGCCGCTGTATCTACGCCATGGAACTCTCCCCGCAATATGTCGATGTTGCGGTAAAGCGCTGGCAGGCATTCACCGGCAAGCGCGCCACACTGGAATCCTCGGGGGTGGAGTTTGGCAGCTAAACCCCGGCATGGGGATCTAGACCTTGAGAAGATCGAGCAGCTCGCCGCGCAGGGGCTGACGCAAGAACAGATAGCCGCGTGCCTCGGAATTGGCGAGCGCACGCTGTACAAACGGAAGAACGCAGAGGCAGAAGTTGCAGAGGCAATAAGAAGGGGTCAAGCGAAAGGTGTCGCGCTGGTCACTAACAAGCTATTCGGCCTATGCAAGGATGGCAACCTCGGCGCAATCTGCTTCTACATGAAAACCCGCGGCGGGTGGTCGGAGAAACACGTTATGGAGCACTCAGGGCCAGAAGGCGGGCCATTGCGGATCGAGCGCGTCATTGTCGATGCAAATCCAGATCCCGACGACCCGGAAGCTTAAACCGCTACTACAGCGGGGCAAGCGATACTATGCGGTCAAAGGCGGGCGCGGCTCGGGAAAGTCATGGTTTGTTGCCTCCCGCATCGTTGAGGAATGCCTGCTCGTTCCCGGTACTCGCGCGGTCTGCGTGCGGGAAGTCCAGAAGACCTTGAAAGAGTCGGCCAAGCGGCTGATCGAGGACACCATCGACGCGCTGGGCGTTGCGGCATCGTTCACGCTGCGCCGTGACGACATCGGTACGCCTGGCGGTGGCGTGATTCTGTTTCAGGGCATGCAAGACCACACGGCCGAGAGTATCAAGTCCCTGGAGGGTTTCCGCATTGCCTGGGTCGAGGAAGCGCAGACCATGTCGAGCCGATCGCTCGAAATGCTGCGTCCGACGATCCGCTCGCCAGGCTCGGCGCTCTATTTCACGTGGAATCCGCGTGACGCCACCGATCCGGTAGACCAGTTTTTTAGTAGTGGAACACCACCGCCCGAGTCGGTCATCGTTCACGCGAACTATGACGATAATCCATGGTTTCCGCCTGAACTAGAAATGGAGCGGCGGCACGACGAGTCCACCAATCCGCACCGCTACGGGCATATCTGGCTGGGTCACTACTCCCCCCAAGCGGTGGGCGCACTCTGGACCCGGCAGATGTTCCACGACTCACGCCGCACGACCGAAAGCCTGCCGAAGCTGGGGCGGATTTTGGTTGCTATCGACCCCGCGATATCCAGTGAGCCGGACAGTGACGAACACGGCATCATTGTCGCGGGCCTCGGGGAAGATCAGCGGGCCTATGTGCTGGAGGATGGCTCGCTCAAAGGCTCCCCGCAGCAGTGGGCCACGCGTGCCGTGACGCTGTTCGACAAGTGGGACGCGGATGGCATCGTGATCGAGCGCAATCAGGGCGGCGACATGGTGCGGGAAGTTCTGCGCACAGTACGGCCTATGCTGCCGGTCATTGAGGTACATGCCACACGGGGTAAGCACGTCAGAGCCGAGCCGATCGCGGCCATGTACGCCTCCGGCCGGGTATCGCATGTCGGGACTTACCCGAAGCTGGAGGACCAGTGTTGCCTGATCACAGCCTCGGGCTATGAGGGGAATGGATCACCAGACAGAGCGGATGCGATGGTCTGGGCGATGACGCAGTTATTTCCCGCAGTGGTCAAGCGGACAGAGAAACGAATACCATCCAACACCGCTACCATGGGCGGATGGATGGGCTAACCTCGCCGGGAGGCGATATGGCAAAGAAAGACGAAGCCACGTTCCTTAAAGGCGTGCGCGAATGGTTTAGACGCTGTGACGAGTTCGAGTCGGCACAGCGGTCGCTGATGTTGAATGACATAAAATTCGTGCGGATCGGCGGGGAATATCAATGGCCGGACTACGCCATTAGCTCCCGCAAGATACCGGGCCAGGAACGGCCGGTGCTGACAGATAACCGGCTCAAGCGCTACCGCACGCAGGTTATCAACCAGATCCGGCAGAACAGCCCAGCGGTCAAGGTGCGCCCGGTTGACGATCACGCCGACCCGAAGACGGCCGAGGCGCTGCAGGGAATCATCCGCAATATCGAATCCCGCAAGGATAGTGACGGCGCCACAGCCTCCGATGCGCTGGATAAGGCGGTTGAGTACGCAGTGGACTGCGGCCGCGGATTCTTTGCGCTGCGCACCGATTACGAAAGCGCTGATTCCTTCGAGCAGGGTATTCAATTCCGATTGATACCGGACCCTTTTAAGGTGTATTTCGACCCGTGGTCAATCCAGCCTGACGGAAGCGACGCGCGGAAAGCGATGATCATCGAGGATATGCCGCGCGATGATTTTGAGCGAGCGCACAAGGATGTCGAGGTTAAAGAGTGGGAGCTTGGCGCGCCCGGCGATAGCGAATGGCTTGGCCGTGAGTCAATCCGTCTGGCCGAGTATTACGAGATCGTCGAGACGGCATCAACGCTGTGCCTGCTACCGGACGGCACGGTGCGATGGGAGGAAGAGCTTACGCCGGTCGACATGGTGATGCAGACGCGGAAGAGCACGCGCAAGCAATGCCGGTGGTGGAAGATCGCCGGCAACCAGATATTGGAAGGGGGGCTTGAGGGCAAGGAGATTCCCTCGCGCTGGATACCGATCATCCCGGTCTACGGCGAGGAATTTTGGGTAGAAGGAGAGCATCACATAAACGGTCTGGTGCGCTCTGCCAAAGACCCCGCCACCATGTTCAACTTCTGGCTGTCGGCATTAGCCGAGCAAGTCGCGTTACAGCCCAAGGCGCCCTGGGTCGGGCCTCGCGGCTTCATGAGTGACCCCGCAGTGTGGGCCAGCAGCAATACCAAGAACGTTGCAGCGCTCGAATATGAGCCCTATGACGAGCTTGGCAACCCGATTCAAGCGCCCTCACGGCAGCCACCGCCGCCGATCCCGACCGGGTACGTGGAGCAGATGCAGGTGGCGCTCGACGGCATCCGCGCTGCGGTTGGAATGGAGGACCCGAGCGTGGGGAAAGGCCAATCGGGCGACCAGTCGGGGCGGGCCATTCGTTCGCTACAGCAGCAGAGCGACATCAGCACATTTCACTTTGCCGACAACCTGGCCAAGTCGGTAGCGCATGCCGGCCGGATCATGCTGGATATGATCCCGCGGGTGTACGACACGCGCCGCGTGCTGCGCATCCTGGGTGAGGACGGCGAACCAGACCACATCACGCACGACCCAGAAATTCAGGCGCCGATGATGGAGGAACGCGACGAAGAGGGCGGCATTCAGCGGATCTACAACGTTGGCATGGGCCGCTATGACTGCATCGCGCAGGCGGGGCCCTCATACAACACGAAGCGTGAGGGTGGGTTTGATGCCTTAATGCAGTTCACACAGGCCATGCCGCAACTTGGGCAACTGGCCGGCGATTTGATTATGAAGCTGTCCGACATCCCTTACTCAGACCAGATGGCCAAGCGGCTGAAGGCTGGGCTCCCGCCACATATCGCGGCAGCCGACGAGGAAGAAGCCGACCCGCAGTTGATGGCGGCGCAGGCGCAGATTGAGCAGCTGACAATGCAACTTCAAGCGGTCAGCGACGAGCGGGCGCTAAAGGAAGGCGAATTGAACCTCAAGGCCGGAGAGCTTGAGGTGAAGAAATTCGACGCCGAGACGAAGCGGATTCAGGTGTTGCAGCCGCCCGAGCCACAAGCCGCCGATCCGAACGGCGAGCTTGATGTGGATGAGCGGCTGGCGCGCCTCATGCTGGAGATCGAGGAAGGCCAGCGCAAGCAAGAGGCGCATGAGCGGGAGATGGCCACGCCGGTTCCGGCCAGCAACACGAACGCGGGCGGCGCGGCGATTACTGGGGACTGACTAAATCCGAGGGTATGCGACATGTCGTCACATGTGTTGACAGTACCGCTAGCGTGGACTACACTTTGTCCACGTTAGAGATAAACCCACCGGAGCAAGAACATGAACGCAGCCCTCTACATCAAAACGATCCGCGTAGTTTCGGCCGGTGCGCTGTTCGGTAAACCGAGGAAGCCCACGCAACTTGGGTTTGCCGTGATCGATAGCGAAAACGGGGAACAACTCTCCTGCCACAAGAACATCGACGCGGCCCGTGATGCGGTTGCGTGGCACGCAGAGGACCGGCGCATCGCCGAATCACTGGGCGATATGGGTTTCTGATCACACGAACACCACCGGAGCAAGAACATGACCACACTCACCGGCATCAGCGGAAAAACCACATGGCGCAAAGCGCGTGGACTCAAGCCGACAACGGCAGGCCTTTGGGCTGATCATGCGGACTGGTCGAACCACTGGAACGTTGTCGAAACGCTCCCGACGGGGCGCGAAGTGGTCCGTGTTTACGACACGGAGGAAGAAGCCAACGCAGCGCTAGCCAGTATTTCTGCCGAGATTCAGGCGGATC